AGCATCTACTATTGATGTGATTACTTATGGAGCCATTGCTCGACTTATCGTTGGTTCAGATGCTGCACGAATCCCAAGTCAGTCAGTAGAAGCAGACATGATGGATCAATCCAAGCCAATCGGTAGCGGTGCATCTGTTGCACGATTCTACCTTGGTCTATACCAGCAACGACTACAGCAAGAGGCTGCCCAGCTTCGAGATCTTTATCCACCCCGACTCCACTATACGAGGTAACCAATGGCCCAGAAAAGATATTACGCCTCAACAGCAAAACAGGCATCGCTATCAACAGGTATCGATAGTACTGTTCTATCGATCACGCTTGACCTAGTAACAGGTTTTCCAAGCAACTACCCTTACACCTTGGTTGTTGATCCAGATACCAACAAAGAAGAACTTATTACCGTTACTGCATCCGGTGGTGGAACGACACTTACTGTAACTCGTGGTTCAGATTCCACAACAAATGTGGCTCACTCTGCTGGTGCAACGGTTCGCCATGTGGTTTCTGGTCAGGACTTCAATGAGTTCTCAGCTCACATTGGATCTGTTGCTACACCTACAACAGCAGGTGTTCACGGTGTAACTGGCAATGTGGTTGGTACTACAGATGCACAAACACTCTCAGCCAAGATTCTATCCGGTGCAGTTATTGCAACTGGTGGTATTTTGTTTGAAGGTTCAACTGATGATGGAAACGAAACCACCCTTACAGTTACAGACCCAACAGCAGATCGAACAATCACTCTTCCTAATGCCACAGGCACAGTAACTCTTGATGGAGTTGCATCTACTCTTACATCTAAGACAATCACAAGCGGAACCTTGGGTTCTGATCTTGCTGCTGGAACTTACAAGATTACAGGTCTTGGAACTCCATCTGCTAATACAGATGCAGCGACTAAGGCTTATGTAGATGCTCAAATAGCAGCCACAATCGATTCAGCACCTGCTGCCCTTGATACTCTTAATGAGTTAGCAGCAGCACTTAATGATGATGCTAGTTTTTCTACGACAGTAGCTACATCTATCGGAACCAAGGTTGCCAAGGCTGGCGACTCTATGACCGGTGCTTTGTCAATGGGTAGCAATAAGATTACAGATCTTGCTACACCTACCGCATCTACCGATGCAACTAACAAGTCTTATATCGACACACTCTTTGGATCAACTACATCTGCGGCTACTTCTGCTTCGTCAGCGGCAACCTCAGCATCTAGTGCATCCACTTCTGCAAGCTCTGCTTTGACATCAGCGACATCTGCTGCAACATCTGCTACTTCAGCAGCAACGAGTGCTTCATCTGCTGCTACCTCAGCAAGTTCAGCAGCATCTAGCTTTTCATCTCTAGTAGATGTTACAGGTGCAGGTCTTGTCCGTGATATGGGAACCATTGTAGATCCTGATACGACATCAACTACTTATATCAATATCTCTACTGTCGCTGCATCAGCAGCAACTTCAGCAACAAGTGCAGCAACTTCTGCTAGTTCAGCCTCAACTTCGGCTACATCAGCAGCGACATCTGCATCTAGTGCAAGCACATCAGCAACAAGTGCAGCAACATCAGCATCTTCTGCGGCCACTTCAGCCACCTCGGCGGCTAATAGTGCAACCGCAGCAGCAAGCTATATCCCAGCGATTTCCGGTGGGGTTAGTGGTTACTTCTTAACAAACAATGGAACAGCCGCTTCTTGGGCATCCTTAGCAGATTGGGGAACGATCTAATGCCATTCGCATTCCAACGCCGTAGGGGAACTACGGCAGAACACGCATCCTTCACAGGACTACTGGGCGAATTGACAGTAGATACCGATAAGGATGTTGTAGTAGTACACGATGGATCCACAGCAGGTGGATTCCCTCTAGCTCGTGCATCAGGTGGAACACTTGCTGATACGACTATCAGAGGTATAGAAGAAGATATAAATGTTGTGGCTTCTGCCGCAACTGGCACAATTAACTTTGATGTCTCAACAGCTTCTATCTGGTATTACACATCCAACGCAACAGCAAACCATACACTTAACTTTAGATACAGCAGCTCTGTAACTCTTAATACTGCTTTACCAGTAGGAGATACAATTACCCTTGTGTGGCTTAACACCAATGGTGCTACCCCTTACTATCCAAGCACAATCCAGATTGATGGAACTACTGTAACCCCAAAGGTTCCAGCAGCAATCACGGCTGGTAACGCATCATCTATTGATGCTTTCTCATTTACAATTATTAAGACAGCAGCAAATACATACACAGTTCTTGAGACACAAACCAAGTTTGCCTAATAAGGAGATCTAACAATGCCACTTATCAGTACATTAGCAGGAGGCTCAGCCAGAGGCTTGGGCGGTATGAGAACTTTTGCACCAACAGGTTTAACTGTTGACTACCTTGTAGTTGCTGGTGGTGGTGCTGGTGCATCATGGCAAGGCGGTGGTGGAGGTGCAGGTGGCTTTAGAAGTGCAACAGCACAAGTATTATCAAGCAATACAATTTATACGGTAGTTGTAGGTGCAGGTGGTGCAAGACATAACAATAATACGAATGTCCATGGACAAAAAGCACCTTCTGGCTCAGATTCTTCTTTTAATTCTCTTGTGTCTTCAGGTGGTGGCGGTGGGTCATCTTATTCAAATTTAAGTAATACTAACTCATCAGGTGTTGCTGGTGGGTCTGGTGGTGGTGCTGGATCATCTAGCGGAACTAACACGGTACTTAATGGTGGTGCTGGAAATACTCCAAGCACTTCTCCATCGCAAGGAAATTCAGGAGGAACAGCTTTTAGCCCATCTCCTCACGGTGGCGGTGGTGGTGGTGGTGCTGGTGCTGCTGGTGCTAACGCTACTTCAGCCCAAGGCGGTAATGGCGGAATAGGTGCAACTTCTTCAATCTCTGGAACATCAACTTATTATGCAGGTGGTGGTGGTGGATCCGCAGGAACTAGCTCAGGTGGAACAGGTGGTGGTGGTGGTGGTACAGCCAACGGAACTACAGCTAATGCAACTTCTGGAACTGCAAACACCGGCGGCGGTGGTGGTGGAGAAGCACAAGGAGACGGATTTAGCGGTGCTGGTGGTTCTGGAATTGTTATTACAAGTTACTCAGGCACTACACAAAAAGCAGTTGGTGGAACTGTAACCACATCAGGTGGAAACACTATTCACACCTTTAACTCTTCAGGCGATTTTTATACAAGTACAAGTACAGCATCTACTGCAAAAGCAACTGGTGGAACTATTACTTATTTTGGGCCTTATGCTATTCACACATTTACATCAGGTGGAACATTTACTCCTACTTCTAATTTAACTGCTGACTACCTTGTAGTTGGTGGTGGTGGAGGAGGAGGATTCGACCAAGGTGGTGGCGGTGGTGCTGGTGGTTTACGCTCAACTGTAACCACTACTGGTCGTGGTGGAACTTTAGAAAATGCTGTCTCATTAACATCAGGAACTGCTTACACAATTACAATCGGTGGTGGTGGAGCAGGTGCAACTAATGGAAATAGCGGAACTGATGGTGATGCTTCATCTATAAGTGGTAGCGGTCTTACAACTATTTCATCTGCTGGCGGTGGTGGTGGTGGTAAGTTACTCGTTAATGGTAGAGCTGGCGGTTCAGGTGGCGGTGGTGGAGGTAACGACACTACTGGTTCATCTGTTAGATCGGGTGGTGCTGGAACCACAGGTCAAGGTTATGACGGCGGTTCTGTTGGAAGAGCTGATAACAACAATTCAAGATACGGTGGAGCTGGCGGTGGTGGTGCTGGAACTAATGGAGAAAACGCTATTTACCTTGTTGCTGGCAATGGTGGTGCTGGTGTTCCAGTAGCAATTTCAGGATCATCAGTAATGTACGCTGGAGGCGGTGGCGGTGGATCTGCTGGATCTGCTACTAGAGGCTTAGGTGGAGCTGGTGGAGGTGGTAATGGTTCTTCTGATAGTGCAACTAACGGATCTGCTGGAACTGCTAATAGAGGCGGTGGTGGTGGTGGTAACCACACAGCAGGAACTGCTTTTGCTGGTGGCTCAGGTATAGTTATAATCCGTTATCTAGCGTAGGAGAATATATGTCAAATGTAACTAAGATTAAAGAAACCAAACCAACACAATGCTTTTCATATGAAGTCAATATGTTAGTACATATTATTGCAGATGATGAAGCAACAGCTAAGTCACAGCTTGATGAAAAAGGTGGCATTGTCACCAAGCGTGATGTCAAGTTAGTAAATACAGTAACGCTTTACGGCGAAGATAAGGATAAATAAATGGGTCACTATGCAAAAGTAGAAAATGGAATTGTTACGCAAGTAATTGTGGCTGATGGGCCAGACTGGTGTGAAAAAAGTCTAGGCGGAGAATGGATTCAAACTTCCTATAACACATTAGGTGGCATTCATTCAGGCGGCAAATTCCCAATCCACAAGAACTATGCTGGCATTGGATACACCTTTGATGGTGTTGGATTTGCTCCACCACAGCCATATCCTTCTTGGACAAAAAACTCAAGCACTTACCTATGGGAACCTCCTACCCCTATGCCTATTGATGGCAAGCGTTACACATGGGATGAAGCAACAACATCTTGGATTGAAGTAACAGAATAGTTTGAAACAGGGGCAGTTTAGAAAGTGTCCTCGCCCAATGTCATAAGTAAGAACTTTCATAATTCCCCATAAGGAGACAGCGTGGTATTAAAGCAGTCTAAATCCCCGGATATTACGGAGACAGTCATTGTCGACCTCACAGGTCGAAGCTCTCAATACTACGATCCAAACACTTATGCTTTTGATGTGGCTA